CGGGGTGTCGGCAATGATGCTGATGATCGCCGCCGGCATGTCGCTCTGGACGGCAGGGAGCCTGGGCAGCATCACGGCGATGGCCGGTGCCGATGTAGCCATCGGCCTTTACGAACGCTGGGTGGCCAAACGACTGGGGGTCACCGAAGCAACAGGCAATGGGGGGTAGGGGGAGGGAAGAGGATTTTTTGGGTCCTCCCCTTAGCCCGCCCCCTACACGGGTTACCGAACTCGCGGTTTCCCTGCAGCTGAGTTTTTTGCAGGGATGTCCGTCTTTTCAAGGGGTTAGCGATGGGTAGGAGAGTCAGCAAGGCCGAACTGAGTGAGATCGTCGGTCGCGATGAACGCACGCTGACCCGATGGCAGAACGACGGGATGCCCGTCATCGAGTTCGGCCTGGGCCGGGGTAACGAAAATCAATACGACACCGAGGCGGTGATCCAGTGGCTGATGCAACAGGCCGCCCTCAACGGCAAAAAAGAATCCTCCCGTGACCGGCTCGACCGGGTCAGAGCCAATCGTGAAGAGCTGGCGCTGGCCAAGGATTTGGGCGAGGTCGTAATCGCGGCGGATCTGATCGGACGCTTCGAGGCAATGATCACGGCAGCCAAAGTCGAACTGCTCAATTCATTTCCGGATGAGTTGGCGGAACAACTGTCGGCGCGCTACGGCGTTGAAGTTGACGAGCGCCTGATCGCCGACCCCATCGAAACCATCCTGAGGAGGCTGTCAGACTATGACAAGGATGATGCCCAGTCAGATGGAGATTCTGACGAACCGGACGATCCGGAGGGCCCTGAAGAAAACGGCGATTAGCGCGCTGCGCGGCGCTTGCCGTAAGTGGGCACCGCCGCCGCGCATGAGCATTATCGAATGGGCGGAAAAATACCGCTGGCTGGCGCCAGAAGAGGCAGCCCGCCCCGGCAAATATCGCTTCAACGTCACACCTCACCTGACCTGGCCCGGCGGCCCTCTGGAGGCGCTGGACGATCCGGCGGTAACTGAGATCGTAGGCCGCAAGTCGGCCCAGGTAGCCTGGACATCGGGCGTTCTCGGTAACGCCCTGGGCAAGTGGATCGACATCGATCCGTCGCCGATATTGGTGCTGTTTCCCAAGGCCGAAGCCGCCAAGCAGTACGTGGGTGAGAAGCTCGAACCCATGATCGAGGCGACGCCACGGCTTCGCAAGAAGGTCGATCTGCGCAGCCGCAAGTTGCAGCAGCGCCAGGACTTTAAGCGCTTTCCCGGCGGCTTCCTCAAAATGGTGGGCTCGAACAGCCCGGCCAGTGTGAAATCGACACCGGTGCCGCGTGTAGCTATCGAGGAGCCCGACGACTGTAACCTCAACCTGCGCGGGCAGGGCGACAGCATCAAGCTCGCCAAGGAACGTCTGAAAACCTTTCGTCGTTCCAAGATCATCATCGGTGGCACCCCGACGATCAAAGGCCTGTCGGCCATTGATGCCGAACTTGAGTTATCGGACAAACGCGTCGGCTTGGTGTCGTGCCACGAATGCGGCCAGGAACATGCGCTGAGCTTCGACAACCTCCACTGCGACGAGGATCCGGAGTATCACCACGAGGTCTACGGCAACAAACGGCCGGAGAAAGCTTTCTACTCGTGCCCACACTGCGGCGCGATTTGGGACGACAACCAGAAGAACGCGAACCTCAAGCACGGGCGCTGGCAGGCCACGGCTGAGTTTCGCGGGATTGCCGGCTACATCCTTAATGAGCTGTACGCTACCTTTTGGGGCTCACGCTTCCAGGCTTTGATGGAGAAAAAGCTCCAGGCCGAACACGCAGCGGCGCAAGGCAACATCGGCCCGATGATTGCCTTTGTGAACAGCTCGAAGGGCGAAAGCTACGAGTACCAGAGCGACGCGCCGAAGACTGATGAACTGGAGAAGCGTGCCGAGCCATATGCCGAACTGACAGCGCCCAGGGGCGTTTTGTTGGTCACTGTGGGTGTGGACGTGCAAGGTGATCGTCTGGCGTTGATCATCACCGGATGGGGACGCGGCGAGGAGTCCTGGCGGCTCTATTGGGGCGAGCTACACGGCAACCCAATCGATCCACACGATAGCGTCTGGCAGGAGTTGGATCGGGTCATCGCTCAGCCAATCCCCACCGAGGGCGGCGCGCATTTGGCGGTGTCGGCAGTCAGCATTGACAGCTCGGACGGTAACACCAGTGATGCTGTTTACAGTTATGTCCGTGATCGGCAGCGCTTCAACATCATGGCAATCAAGGGCGCTTCGATTGACAGCCGCGACAAGGAAATCTTCACCAAGCCTCCGCAGTCTGTGGACACCTCCCAGGACAACACCAAAGCGGCGAAATATGGCCTGCGGGTGCACATCGTTGGCACACATAAGGCCAAGACGCTGATCGATGGCCGTCTCCGCTTGAAGGGTGTCGGACCGGGGCGCATGCACTGGTACAGCGAGATCCGGTCGGATTACTACGAACAGCTCACCAACGAAGTGCTGGCGCCGCATGCGCGTAACCCCAGCAAAATGGTCTGGCAGAAAAAAGCCGGGCGCCGCAACGAAGCCCTGGACTGCGAGGTGTATGCCCTGCACGCCGCACGTAGCCTTAAAACGCATTTGCTACGTGACCACGAGTGGGACCAGTTGGAACAGCAACTGATGCAGCCAACGCTGTTCAACACCGAACAACCGGTCGCACCGGTACCGCGCCGAGTAGTCGCTCGTGGGCGGGGCACCCGCAGTCGAGCGGGCTATTAAGGAAATCAACCATGACTGACGCACAACTGCGCCTAGCTGAAGTTAGGGCGGCAATTTCTGACGTCCTGAAAAAAGGTCAGCGCCTGCGCCGGGCTGATCGTGAAGTACAGCTGGCAGAGCTCAACAGCTTGCGCCTGCTGGAGAAACAATATGCTCAGGAAGTTGCCAACGAACAGGCGGCGCTGCGTGGTCGGGGCCGCAATCGCGTCTCGTACCTGGGGATCTGATCATGTGGCCATTCAGTAAGCGTGAAGGCCCGACCGATCTGCTGATGCGGGAGGCCATTAAGGTGGCCAGGGCTTCGGTTGACGGCCAGCAAATTGTTGCTCAGGGCGGTGGCGGCGGTGTCGAAACTCGCTGGCGAGGCGCTTCGCGTATGCTGCGCAGCATGGCCAGCTGGATTCCTGGCCTCGGTAGTCCGCGACGAGACTTCAATCAAAGCGAGCGGCGAATGCTGGTGGCCAGGTCCAGGGACGCCATGCGTAACCACCTGATAGCCCGCGCTGCCATCACCCGGTTGCGCACCAACGTCGTGGGCACCGGGCTGGTGTGCCGCGCCCAGGTGGACCATGAGGCCCTGGGCATTACCGAAGAGCAGGCAGACGAACTGAATGGCCGGTTAGACCGGCTTTGGTCGTTGTATGCCGATGACCCGAGGGAGTGTGATGCCGAAGCGACCCTCAATCATTACCAGTTGCAAGCCCTGGTCTTAGTGTCGTCGCTGGTCGCCGGTGATGTGTTGGTGGCCAGCCCGGATCAGGAGCGGCCGGGCTGTGTCTTCAGCACGCGACTGCAGCTGATCGAGTCGGATCGGGTCGGCAATCCGAACGGCGGTATGGACCAGGTCAATCTGGTTGACGGCGTTGAGTTCGATTCGCTGGGCGCGCCCGTGGCCTATCACGTCTGCACCGGTTATCCGGGCGAGCATCTGGCCGGCAAGCCACTGAGCTGGGAGCGCCTTACCGCGTTCGGTCAGGAGACTGGCCGACGGCGGGTGTTGCACGTCCTGGCGGACAAGGAACGTCCTGGTCAAAAGCGCGGGGCTCCCTATCTGGCGCCTGTACTGGAGCCGTTGCAGAAGCTGGAGCGCTACAGCAGCGCGGAGCTTATGGCCGCTGTGATCTCCGCAATGTTCACGGTGTTCATCAAAAAGAGCTCTGATTTTCCAACCGGCAACCTGCCGATGACTGCACTGGCGGACGAGCGTCCTGAAGGCGATGACACCACCGATGGCGAGTTGGCCCTAGGCGAGGGGGCCGTGATTGACCTAGGCGTCGGTGAGGAGCCAGTCGTGGCCAACCCTGGCCGACCCAACGCCCAGTTCGATCCCTTCTTCACCGCCGTGGTGAAAGAGATCGGCGCGGCCCTGGAGCTGCCACTTGAAGAGCTCTTGCTCCATTACAGCAGCAGCTACAGCGCTGCCCGCGCCGCCATGCTTCAGGCTTGGCGTTTCTACAGTCTGCGTCGTTGGTGGCTGGCCTGTGATTTCTGCCAGCCAAGCCGTGAGCTGATCATCGACGAAGCTGTGGCCAGGGGCTTGATCGACCTACCGGGCTACGGCGACCCAGCCAAGCGCAAGGCCTACTGTCAGGCCATTTGGATCGGTCCGGCCCGTGGGGCGATAGATGAGCTGAAGGAAGCCAACGCGGCCGGTAAGCGCATCGAAATCGGCGTGAGCAACGAGACCCTCGAAACAGCGGCCATGACAGGAGAGCCCTGGCAGCAGGTGTTCCGTCAACGTGTGCGGGAAGTGGAGCAACGCCGCGCTAAAAACCTGCAAGCCCTGCCCAAGGGCGGGCTGGAAAACCCGCCTGACCCCACATCTGAAGAGGACTGAATATGCCTCGAGCACTTGAGCTGGCTGCGTCGCAGCCTTGGCTAATGCTGCCTGACGCCCTGGAAAACTTGCTGACCATCGCCGACCGCATGGGCGATCCGGTTGCCCTGGCGACCCGGCGCGGCGAGCGGCTGGAAGATACCCGCACAGTCACTGTGCGAAACGGCGTGGCAGTGATCCCCGTAACTGGGCCGATCTTTCGCTACGCCAATATGTTCACTGAAATCAGCGGTGCTACCAGCACGCAGGTCCTGGGCACGGACATCCAGCGAGCGCTGGACGATCCCAAAGTCCGTTCGATTGTGCTCAACATCGACAGCCCTGGCGGTGTCGCTTCCGGCATCAATGAACTGGCCGAGATGATATTCGCGGGTCGAGAGCGCAAGCGGATCGTGGCGTACATCGGTGGCATCGGGGCGAGCGCTGCGTACTGGATCGCCTCGGCAGCGCACGAGATCGTTATCGACGAAGCCAGTCTGGCCGGAAGCATCGGCGTTGTCGTTGAGGCCGTCGTTGAAAGTGACGCTGCCAACGGCCGCAAACGCTATCAGATCGTTAGTAGCAACGCCCCGAACAAGCGGCCCGATCTCGCAACCGAAGAAGGTCGCGCCAAGATCGGCGAAACCGTGAATGCCCTCGGTGAAGTCTTCGTCGGCAAAGTGGCGCGAAACCTGGGCACCGAAGCCGTCAAGGTACCTGCAATGGGTGACTTCGGCGGATTACGCGTCGGAGCCGCAGCAGTTGAATCAGGTCTGGCCCATCGGCTGGGCTCGCTTGAATCCCTCATCACCGAACTGGCCAAACCGGCCATCACTGTCCCTAGGAAAACCACCATGACCACCGTACACACCACGGCGGAGCTGCGTACTGCACTGGCCGCCGGCACTGATCCGAACACCATCGAAATCGCTCATGCCCAGCAGCCAGACCTCGGTGCCATTCGAACTGAGGGCGCTACTGCCGAGCGCGAGCGCATCAAGGGCATCAATGCGCTGGCCAGCAAAGGTTTCGAGAAGGAAATCGAAGCGGCAATTGATGCAGGAACCACGGTCGAGGCCACTGCCTTGCAATTGTTCAAGGCCGCCCAGGATCGTGGGATCTCCCTGTCTGCGATCAAGAGTGATGCGCAGGGCGTGACGGCTACCACCCCAAGCGGTGATGGCAAGCAGGGCGAACGCCAAGCAGCCGTCAGTGCAATCGTTGCGGGCGCCTCGCGCCGCTGAACAGGAGACACTCATGAGCAATCCAGAGCGTAAAACCTACCGGCCAAGCCATCTGTCTGCCGGTGACTTTCCCATTGCAATGGACACCGGTGTGATCGCCGCAGGCCAGGCCCTGTTGCGGGGTTCTGTCTTGGGGCAAGTCACCAGTTCAAAAGAGTTTGTGCTGTGCAAAGCGGCCGCTGAAGACGGTTCCCAGGCGCCTGCGGCCATCCTCGATGAGGACGTGGATACCACGGACGGGACCAAAAGCGCGCCCATTCGTTTGACAGGCCAAGTGCTGGGCACCCAGCTCCACCTCGGTGAAGGCCTGACTTTGGCAGCGGCCAAAGCCGCCCTCCGACCTCTCTGCATTTTCATCCGCTGACCGGAGCACCTGATGACCGACATTTTTGACACCCTGACCATGCTCGAAGCCGTCGAGCAGATGAACACGCCTCGTCGCTTTCTGATGAACACTTTCTTCAACGGCGGCAACCCCGTTACCTTCGGCACCGAGGCGGTGACCATCGACATCATCAAGGGCCAGCGCAAGATGGCGCCTTTCGTCCACCCATCGCTGCCTGGCAGTGTTTCGCTGCGCAACGGATTCAGCTCTGAAACCTACAAGCCACCCTACATCCAGCCCAAGCGCGAGACGCGAGCAGAACAAATCCTCAAGCGTGCTGCCGGCGATAATCCATTCTCCTCGCGGACTCCCCTGGAGCGAGCGGGCGAGCAGCTGGGGCGCGACCTGATCGACCTGGACGACGAGATCACTCGCCGTGAAGAGTGGATGTGTGCTCAAGCGCTGAGCACTGGGCGCGTTCGGGTGCTGGGCGATGGCGTCGATGACACCATCGATTTTCTGATGGAGGACAGCCACAAGATCGTGTTGGGGGCTGGGCGTTGGAACACGGCGGACTCTGACCCCATCGCCAATTTGCGGCAGTGGAAGCGCCAGATTGCCAAGGACTCCGGGCGTACCGGCAACGTCGCTGTGCTCAGTGGCGAAGCCCAGGACGCTTTCCAGCGCAATGAGACAGTGTTGAAGCAACTAAACTCCCGCCGGGTGGACATGGGCGTGATCAAGCCCGAAGAGTTGCCGGATGGCGTGACCTATCTCGGCTATTTGAACGATCCAGGCATCGACCTGTACGTCTATGACGAGTGGTACCTGGACGATGATGGTGATGAACAGCAGATGGTGCCAAGCGGCGGCTTGATGCTGGGCTCGACCTCGACTCGAAACGCGATGCTGTATGGCGCGATCAAGGACATCGAAGCTATTGAAAGTGGTCTGGTTGAAGCGGCCCGTTTCCCTAAAAGCTGGGTCACCCAGGATCCGAGCGCTCGGTGGTTGAAGCTGCAGAGCGCTGCCCTGGCCGGGATGTTGGAGCCCAACGCTTTCGTTTTTGCAAAGGTGGTGTGAGATGGCCGCGAAAGTTGAGTACTACGTAGTCAATGGCAGCGTGCAGGACGGTGCCAAGGTGGTGCGAAAAGGCGAAGTGTACGTTCCGCCCAGCACTGAGATCCGAGATCTGTTGCTTGAAGAAGGCGTCATTGCCAAGCGGGGCAAACTGGAGCCCGGATCCGCCGCCTCGGATGACGGAGATAGCTGATGGCCTTCCGTGACCAGGTGGCAGCGATGGATGCGCAGTTGCTGGATGTCCTGGGCGACGAGGCTCTGGTCGACGGGCGCGACTTACCGGTGCCGGGATTCTTCTCGGCGCCCTGGCTGCAACCAAAGGTGGGAAGGATCAACACCGGCATACGCGAGCCAGTGTTCGCCGTTCGTGTTGTCGACGCTCATCTCATTTCGGATGGCCAGCTCATCACCGTACAACTGACGCCGGAAGACGGCGGGGGACGCTATGTCGTCGTCAGGCGTGAGCCGGATGGCACTGGCTGGGTCAACTTGATTCTTCGGGAGGTGCGATGAGCGTCGGCAGCCATGTTAAATCCTCGGCCAGCTCCGGTCTGTTCACGCTGCAGCTTGCGCAAGCCGATAAGGATGCGTTCTCCAACTTTGCTGCGCTTGTTCCGCAGGCCGCCCGTGCAGCTCAACGGCGCGCCCTGAATAAAACGCTTCGTTGGTTGCGTACCCACATTGCGCGAGCGGTTGGCCGACAGGCACGAATTGCTATCGCCGCTGTACGTCAGCGATTAAAGGCCTATCCGGTTAACTCCAACGAACAAGCGAAGTTGTGGTTTGGCATTAACCCCATTGAGGCCAGTCGCGCTGGGCGGGTACGACAGGGTCGCTCTGGTGTCTCTGTCGCGGGTCGCAAGTATCAGGGGGCGTTCTACAAGACCGTTTATGGCAGCGAACCAGATATCTGGATTCGTACCGCCAGTAAGCATTTCAGAGCAAGCGACTATCCCGACAGTGACGTGTCTGGCGGCGGTGGGCCAAGTTCGGGCTGGATTGCCGAGAACGGCAGTCGCTACCCACTGGCCAAGGCCAAAATATCCCTCGACGACGTGCGGCCTCACTTTGAGGAGTGGTCGCGTCGTGCGCATCAACGACTGCTTGAAATTCTGGAGCAGGAGATGAATTTCGAGCTGCAAAAATACTTGAGGAAATCAGCCCATGTCTGAGCCCATCATTCCTCTCGACCAGCTTTACTCAGCCATTGAAGAAAGGATCGCCCAGGCCATCCCCGGCCTGGCATACATCTGCACCATGCCTGACATGTTGCAGCACGTACCCATCCCCGCTGTTGTGCTTGAGCTGGTCGAGCTGGAGCCTGGCCGGGACCCCGGCACTGGCGAAGTCGGAGTCGAGGCGCGTTTCGAAGCACGCATCATCGTCGGCAGTGATCACGAGCACTGCCAGCAGGTAGCTGCTTTCATCGCGGCTCAGCTGATTATTTTGCTGCGCATGCAGACATGGGGACTGGCGGTCGAACCGGCGGAGTTCATCCAGGCATCACAGGACTGGACCCGGCCAGAGCTCGACAGCTATGCGGTGTGGGTCGTCGAGTGGACCCAGGGTATTTACTTAGGCAAGGAAGAATGGCCCTGGCCCAATCAGCCACCCGGCTCCTTGCTCTGGGGCTTCAGCCCCGACACGGGGGCCGGAAGCGAAGGCGGGTATCAACCGCCGGAGGCCATGGAATGAGCTACGCAAGAGCACAGCATGACCGCATGCTGGCCGGCCTGATCATTCCTTGTCGGGTAGTCGGGGTGGATTTGGCGGCCGGTATGGTGCGGGTCTCCGATGGCGGGAGTTGGACCAGTGCCTGGGTGCGCTGGCACAGTCAGGCCGCCGGCAAAGCGCGTCACTGGCGCTCGCCGAGCTTGAACGAGCAGGGCGCACTGATCAGCCCGAGCGGCGATCCTGCGCAGGGCACGTTCATACCAGGGCTGTACGGCAACGCCGGAGCGCAACCGGATAACCGCGATCATGTCGAGGTTTGGCGATTCGATGATGGTGGCTCGCTGATTTATGACTGGCAGTCTGGGAGTTACAGCATCACCGTGCCGAGCGGCACCGTCACCATCAAGGTAGGCGGAACCGAAGTAATGGTCACAGACGGCACGATCAACGCCATGGCAGCTGATATCACCCTGACCGGCAATGTGCAGATCAACGGCCCGTTACGGGTCACGGGCGACATCAACGGCGGCGGCAAAATCATCGACACCGCAGGCAACACCCCGAACCACAAACACTGACCCTGTCGTTTACCCACAACCCGCCGCGTGCGGGTTTTTGCATTTCTGGAGTATTCCATATGAGCAAAGCACGAACAGAGCCTGAGCGAACAACTGCCGAAGCGGCAATGCCTGGACCCGCCCCAGCCGAGCCGACCTCAAGCATCGGCCCTGCGAGGTTGTTTCGCGACACGCGATTCACCTCCCGCACTCTCATCATGCCCGACGGCCAGCCAGTGCCGGTGATCGCCGGTCAGGTGACAGCGTGCGGCGATGAGCAATACGCCTTCTTGAAGGCCCACCCGGACCTGCAACCACTGACGGAGTAAACCCATGATCGGTATGGACCGCCGCACAGGGCAGCCGCTGTCAGGATCGGCGCATCTGCGGCAGTCCATTGAGGACATTCTCAGCACGCCTGTTGGCAGCCGTCGCATGCGTCCGGAGTACGGCAGCCATCTTCGCCGCTACGTCGATCTGCCTGTTAATGAGGGCTGGAAAAGCGCGGTGCAGGCCGAAGTTGCCCGCGCCCTGGGGCGCTGGGAGCCTCGTTTGAAGCTGGAACGCGTGCGGGTCACCGCTGTGGTGGATGGCCAAATCATCCTGCAGCTGACGGGCGCCTTTATTGGTGATGGCGTAGTGCTGGAGGTGAACGTATGAGCACTATCGACCTTTCGGCGCTGCCGGTGCCGCAGGTGTTGGAAAGCCTGGATTTTGAGGAACTGTACCAAGGGGAGCTGGCGGCGTTTCGCGAATACATGGGCGATAACTGGACGGCGCTCCTTGAAAGCGATCCGGTGACGAAGCTGCTGGAGCTGGGTGCTTATCGACGTATGCAGAACCGGGCGCGGGTCAACGATGCCGGTAAAGCATTGCTGCTGGCTTTTGCAAAACGGGCCGACCTTGATCATCTGGCAGCCAACGTAGGGCTCAAACGCTTGGTTGTTCAAGCCGAGGATCTTTCCGCCGTTCCGCCCGTGTCGGTGGTGATGGAGGAGGACGACGCCCTGCGCGAGCGGGTCCAGCTGGTGTACGAAGGGCTGACCACGGCCGGCCCCCGAAACAGCTACATCCTGCACGCACGAAACGCCTCGGGCCTGGTGGCGGATGCCACGGCCGAGAGCCCGGCGCCTGCCGAGGTGGTGGTCACTGTGTTGTCGCTTGATGGCGACGGCACGGCCAGTCCTGAGCTATTGGCCGAGGTCGAAACCTACCTTAGCGATGATGACCGGCGGCCGGTTGCTGACCGACTGACGGTGCAGGGCGCTGAGATCCTGTCGTATCGGATTGATGCCGTTGTGTACATGGCCGGTACAGGACCGGAAAACGAGGCGGCGCTGGCCGAGTGCAAGGCGCGCTTGCAAGCCTGGATCAATCCGCGGCGCCGGTTGGGAGTGGAAGTGGCTCGTTCAGCCATTGATGCACAGGTCCATGTCAGCGGCGTGGCCCGCGTAGAGATCCCTGGATGGGAGGATATCCGCCCGACCAAGGCGCAAGCGGCATGGTGCTCAGGCTTCACCATCACGCGAGGTGGCTCATGAAGAGTTTACTTCCCCTCAACAGTACTGAGCTGGAGCGGGCTATCGAAGCGGCCACTGACGAAACCACCGAGGTGCCGCTTAAGACGCTGTACAACCCGGACACCTGCCCGGCCCACCTGCTTTACCAGTTGGCGTGGGCCTGGTCCGTGGATCGCTGGGACGAGGCGTGGCCCGAGGAGGTCAAGCGCTCGGTGATTCGTTCTTCGTTCTACGTCCATGCCCATAAGGGCACCATTGGCGCCTTGCGGCGTGTGGTCGAGCCGTTTGGTTATCTCATTGAGGTGGTCGAGTGGTTCAAGACCCAACCCATGGGCGTGCCGGGTACGTTCGCTTTAAAGATCGGCGTTTCTGATGAAGGTATCAGCGAAGAGACCTATCGGGAGCTGACGTGGTTGATCGACGACGCCCGCCCGGTCAGTCGCCATTTATCCGGCCTGGACATCGTTTTAGAAGCTCGACTCGACGCCTTCGTAGGGTTTGCCGTTTACGACGGCGATGAGATCGATGTTTACCCCTGGAGCAATCCCGACATTGATGTCGAGGTACAGGGGTACAGCGGCGTCGGCCATTACATAATCGATGAATTGGATACCTACCCTTATGGTTGATAAGAACACCATTTTTGGCGGCATGCTGACCACATTAGGTGCCAACAAAAAAACCAACTGCGATGCCTTGGGTATCCCCTGGGAACCCAAATACATGCTGATCGGGGACGCGAACGGCACCGATCCGGTACCAAACCCCTCGCAAACCAGACTCGTCAATCAGGTTTATCGAGCCCAGCTCAATCAGCTCCGGGTATCAGAGAAGGACGCCAACGTGTTGATCGCGGAGTTGGTGTTGCCGCCAGACGTGGGCGGCTGGTGGATTCGGGAGTTGGCGCTGGAAGATAAGGACGGTGTGTTCTGCGCCGTCTCCAACGTGGCGCCCAGCTACAAGCCGCTGCTTGAGCAGAACTCCGGCCGCAATCAGGTGGTGAGGATGCACATCATCACCAACGGCACCTCGAATATTCAGCTGAAGATCGATCCGTCGGTGGTGTTGGCGACCCGGCAGTATGTTGATGACTCGATTAAAAACGTGCTGCCGGCAGATAAAGCACCTGGTGAGTACACAAGGGTAAAGGTCAACAATCGAGGCGTTGTGACCTCTGGCGACAACCCGGAAACACTGGCCGGAATGGGGATCAAAGACAGTTACACGAAGACCGAGATCGAGTCGATGATCGCGCAAGCGTCCGCATTGCCGGTTGGTGCCACGGTCGCGTTTCCGCTAAATAAGGTGGCACCGGGCTTTCTTGAGCTGGACGGTAGCGTCAAGAGCATTGCGGTGTATCCCGATTTGGCGGCGTTCCTCGGGACGGCCTTCAACAAGGGCGATGAGGGCGCCGGTAACTTCCGCTTACCGGAATCGCGTGGCGAGTTCCTGCGCGGCTGGGATCATGGACGCGGCGTGGATGCCGGTCGCGCTGTAGGTACATGGCAAGCTGACGATAACAAGGCGCATAACCACACCACGACGCGCCAGCAGGCATTTGGAACGCAATCCGGTGCTCAGCCGGCGGCCGTCGTAATCGATAACTTTAACCTTGCTCCAGGCTTGAATTTTGTCGGTGGCATTAACAGTTCGGGCGGTACTGAAGCACGCCCGCGCAACTTGTCCGTGGTGTGGTGTATTAAGGCATGGAACGCGCCTATCAATCAGGGAAACATCGACATCGCCGCGCTCGCGGCTTTGGCGACCCAGGCAACGGAAAACAAGCTTGGCACGGCCAAAATCGCCACTCAGGCGCAGACGAATGCCGGCACTGATGACGCAACGATTGTCACCCCGAAGAAACTGCGGTTGGGGTTTTCTATCAGTTTGGGTATGTCGGGAAGTGTTGTTTTTCCGACATGGCTCGGCGGCATCATTATTCAATGGCTGGCTATAGGCACAACCGGCCAAGTCTCTCAGGGAGCTGCCGAGTCAATCGCGTCCCCTTGGCCTTTGGCATTTCCCAATTCGTGCTGGTTTGCGCTGGCAGGCATCGACCAGTCCAGTGTCGGCAACGGCTTTGCAACATGCCGCGTCGACGGCTTTAACAAAACGACCATCAACACCAGCACTTATGCCCATATCACGGGTTGGGTGGGTCGTAGAATATTGGCGATTGGAAACTGAGGTGCCTATGAAGCGTTACTACAGCCAAACGACCGGATGCAGCTACTTATTAGGCCTGCACACCTCAATGCCCGAGGATGCCGTCGAAATCCCTGAGGAGTTGTTTCTCTCTGTGATCTGCAGCCCGTTGCCTGGAAAGGTCCGGGCGCATGATGAAAAGGGATTGCCTTTTTTGGTCGACGCGCCGGAGCCTACCCAGGATCTGGAGGCCCAGGAGCGCATGTGGCGCGACGGCGAATTGTCGGGGGTGCTGTGGTTGCGCGAGCGGCATCGTGATCAGTTGGAGATCGAGCGACCGACCACCCTCACAGCCGAGCAATTCAACGATCTGTTGGCTTATCTGCAAGCGCTGCGCGATTGGCCGCAGTCACCCTATTTTCCTGCCAGGGAGAGCCGGCCGACGGCGCCGACTTGGATCACCGAACAGACCCAATAAACGCCCCGCGCTGACGGGGCGTTTTCTTTTCCGCTTCACCACAAACAAAGCCTCGCACTGCGGGGCTTTTTCGTATCTGGAGAATCTATGAGCTTCTTTCATGGCGTGACTGTCACGAACGTGGACACCGGTGCTCGCGTTATCGCGTTGCCGTCGTCCTCGATCATTGGGCTGGTGGACACCTTCGTGCCGGCGCCGACCTACAGCGCACAACCGAATGACCTGGTGATGATCACCAACGAACGCGAGGCCGTGGCTGCCTTCGGTCCTGACTCGGCAATGACCAAATCCTGTCAGGCCATCTACACCCGAGCCAAGGCGGTGATCGTCGCGTGCGGCGTGGCCAAGCTCGCGGATCCTGCTGAACAGACCTCGGCCATCATCGGCGGTGTACAAGCCAACGGTAAGCGTACCGGCCTGCAAGCGCTGCTGGACGGTAAGAGTCGGTTCAACGCGCAGCCGCGGCTGTTGGTGACCCCCAAGCACAGCTCGACACTGGCGGTTGGCACCGCCCTGGTTGCGCTGGCTGACAAACTGCGGGGGCTGGCCATCCTCGATGGCCCGAACACCACCGATG